CCCTTGCTCGCATCCCTTAGTGTCGCCGGCTTCGCCACGGGCTTCTCCCCTCCGGCGACTCGTGTGCGATCGGCAGCCGGAGGAGTCACGGCGGTCTCGCCGTGTGCCGTAGCATTGCACACGATCTTCCCGCTCTTCTCAAGCTTTGCAATCATCGCCAATTGTGCATCCGGCTTTTTGCCTGCGAGATCGAGCACGAGATCCTTGTCCGCCTCGCCGAGTTGGCTGAGCTTTGCATCGACCTGCTGCTTGATGATCGAATCAAGCCGCTTGATTTCCTTTTGCAAAGAAGCGTGGGCGGCCTTGAGTTCTTCGACGTTGTCAGCAGGTGCGGCCTCGGGCTCTTCCTCTTCGACGACCTCGGGCTCTTCTTCTTTCTTCTCCGACGGTTCGGGCTCCGCTTCTTTCTCGTCTGCCTTTTCCTTCTCGGCAGCTTCGGTCTCGGCGGCTTTTGCCTTCTCTTCTTCTTCCAGTTCTTCGGGCGTTTTTTCGTCAGCCATGATCTGCCTCGATTGCTTTGTCTAATTGATCTCGTAACATGTTGGTGAGAGTGGCTTTTTCTGTCGGCGTAAAATCAAACCAGGGCGCGGTCTGCTCGTGCCGAACAGCGAGCACGCGATTGCGAGCGCCGGCGATGCCGAGCGTTGCAACGATGTCCGCGCCTTTTGTCTCGACGGATTCGAGATGAATGCCGCCGAGCAATTGTCCGGAGACGAAGAGATCGCGCTTGTCTGGCGGACGTCCGATGTCCTTGCGGCGCTTCCGATATCGAGGAGTGTATGCCGGCATCGATTCGCCGGACGAGCCGACGCCCTTCTCTATCCGCATCCTCATCATCGCGATTCCGTTCGATGCCGTCGCGGTGAGCGCTTGCTCGATCGCCTTGTAGAGATCTTTGCCAAGCGCTTCTTCGAGCGCGGTGTAGTCGATCTTTCCATCGGCCATCGTTACCCCCTCGCCGCGTTGTTGGCTGCGGAGATGTCGGCGCTCGTTGCGATCGTCATGTTCTGATCTCTTGCGAAGTCCGCGGTGACGGGCAACAATCGATGTCGGCAATTCCAACCGCCGCCGTTGCGCAGAACGTTCGAGGCTCCGCGTTGCCCGTTGTCGAGCCGCCGGAGATCCTTCTTGTAAATTGCTTTGCCGGCAAGGGCTCCGCAAAAGCCGCGCGTGTCTCCGTCGTTCGGTCCGATGTACAACACCATGGCTTGATCTTCGGGCAGGGCATCGAGCGCTTGGCCGTGAAGGTCACGCTGAACGGTGGCCATGCCGGTATTGATGACGGACTTCGCTTGCCCTACGGAGCCGCCGATCACCTCCGAGAGAATCTTTGCCGAGGTGTCGATCGACTTCGGCACGAGCGAGAGTTGCGTCAATTCTGATTTGAGCGCGCCCTGTAAATCTTTGGAGACGCCCAACATATTCTTGGTCAGATCATCGAACGAGCCCGAGACGACCGTCGCGATCTCACGTTGTCCAACCATCAACGACGGAGCACCTGGCGAGGCGTTGAAGCCTTCGAGCGCAGATGTGCCGGCATCGGTGAGCAGTTTATCTACACCCGAGGTGAGGGGATCGCCCATCTCTCGCATGATCCGCTTGACAAACTTCGCCGAGCCGACGCCGGACTTGAAGGAACCATCGGCGTTCTGTTGACGCTGAATGAATTCTATAATCTTCGGCGTGATCGACTTGATCTGATCACCATATTTTTTGATCAGCGCGTCCATCGCCTTGTCGTTGCGTTCCATTTCCGAGAGGATTTTCGAAGGGATCATACCTCCAACTCCTCTTCATCGACAACATCAACCGTCGCTGGATCGCCGTCGAGACTAGGATCGCCAGTCTCCAATACAGGGATAGCCATCGGGCTATCTCGCTTCTCTTCCTCGAAGAGTTCCTCTTCGTTTTGAGCGATCCACTCTTCAGATTTTCCTTGCTCTCGCCAGATGTTTTGCCGGCTCATACCGAGGCGTTGATGCGATTCGGCGAGAGATGCTTGTTCCTTCGGATCGGAGTTCGGCCCGATGTCAGGATACTCGACGCGGAGATCTCCGATCGGCAGGGTAACGCCGGCATCGGCGAGCAGAACAACCCGCGCCACGTCAAGGATCATATTCTCGTAGAGCTCCCACAAGACGCGGAGTTGTTGCCAGAGGACTTGCTGTTTGTGCATCTTGATGGAGAGCGCGTAACCAGATCCGCCTGTTTGGGTGGATCGGATCGCGTCCGCCCAAATGCCATTCATGATCAGCGTTGGCCGTTGGGCCTGAAACATTGTCTCGAGATTGGTAGCGAGATCTGCTTGGAGATCAAGCGTTGATGCCGATGCCGCCGGGTTGGGAAGGAGCAAAGCCCGTGCCGGGTCGGTGACGATCTTGCCCATCGCCTCATCTTTGGTGCCGCTGATCACGATTTGTTTAAACGACTGGAGGTGGCGAAGATGATTGTGCGCTGTCATCTGCACACCACCGGTAAGCGTTGCGTCGTATAGGCCTCGGCTGTCCTGGGAGTTGAAGAACTCCATAGCAGGAAAGCGAGCATGCGTCACGACGTAGGGGATCACGCCGTAAGGGTTGACATATTCTCCGCCGTTGGCTGCGGCGTTGGCGATGTTGTCGGGATGCGTGGCGATCGGGTTGAGTTGACGGTCGGCGATGTAATGTGTGTCCGAAGTCCAGACCGCAAACGTCCCTTCGGTGAGCTGGATGATGATCGCGAGAAACTTAATGGGATTGGTAGGATGAGGGATCACCGTAAAGCGATCCGGCGTCACCATGTCGAGGACGAGCTTGCCATCATCGACGAGAGGGCGGACCGCTAACTCGCGGCAAAGCTGAGTGTATTTTGATGCGTTGTCCAGATAGTGATCGATAAGCCCTTTGTTCTCATAGGGTTCGAGGCCTTCCGTCGATCCGTTGATCGTTCGGTGCGCGGGCTGAGAATAGATCGCCGCGATCTCATCGGTGACCCAGCGAAGAAGGTTGATGCTGGTATCTGTGTGCGGAGCCAGCTTGTCGGCGGTCTGCTCAAGGAATCGATTGTCGATAAAATATGTAAGGATTTCTTTCCAGTTGTGGCGATAGACTTTGAGCAGATCGCCAACGAAAGCACGGCGCTCACGGTCTTTGCCGTTGTGCCATTGCTCTCTCAGATCCTTGATACTTATAGCTCTTGTGGATTCCAACACATCACCTCGTCAGGTTATACATCTCTCATGGTACAAACCATCAGATCTGATGTCAAGAGAAAAGTGTTGCGGAGTGGCATGGATCTTGTTAGGATGGTGGCGAGATGAGGGTGCACCCTTGGCATGCGAAAGCGAGTGCAGTTCGAATCTGCACCATCTCACCTAGGCAGGAAGCAAAACAGAAAGCGGCTCGCAAGCTAAGGCGGGTGTCGGGGTTGCATCCCATTGCTGGTATCGAACCCAGTCCAGCCTAGCCTCGTCGATCGCCAACCCTGCCGGTTCCTCGGCATTTACCGCAGCGGACCTCGTAACCATTCTGCCGAGCAGGTATCCATTCATCGTCGAGGTCGCGGCCATCGATCCTGTCCCGAAATGTTTTATCCACATCCGACCGATAATGTCCTGCAACCCGATCGTCTCCTTTGTGGACCCTGCCGACCCCTTTGCATTTATTGCAGATGTGTTGTCGTTTCATCACACAACCTTGATCCCGGCCCCCGCCGGTGGAAAGAGATTGACACATGGATATCGGAGGGCATCCATGATGTGTCCGGCCTCGTCCTCGACGGGGTTGCTCTTGACTCGCTGACCTGGCTTGCGCTCCGGCCATCGATAGGACTGGATCGCCCTGATAACATTACGCAAAGTCAAGCCTTGCCCGTCGAGGTTGGCGTCGAAGAACAAGCGGCGAGCGCCGGATGCCGAGAGCAATCTGCTTTTGACGACGTCGATCCCGTTGAGAATGTTGGTCTCGACTTTGTCGTAGGAATAAATAACCTCGAACTTGTAATCGTCTTCGAGCATATCGGCGACGGTGATGCCATGGATCTGATCTCTTTGGTTGCCACCGAAGGGATCGAGGTAGATCGGACCGAGCCGCCAACCGTTGCGCGCTGCCTTCGTCCGAATGAGCGCGGCCATGCGGACAAGCGGCGTGTCGTTGGGCACCAACTCGTCGATGACATGCAAGCAATCCTTGACGCCGTGTCGTTGGCACCATCCAAGATGCTGAAAAAAGAGACCAGCTGGAAAGCGCATGCCGGGGTCCATCCCGATTTGCACAACATGATCAGGATCGTACAGATCCGGTTCGATGCAAAGATCTTGATCGAACTCGTTACCATAGACGGATGCCGACCTCGTCACCCACTTCGCCATCACATATTGATCGAACATCTCAGGCGACAAAGTGTCTTGTAGATCAGTGATGTATCCATCGCGCAGGTTGTGCTCGTTCTCAAATGTGGTCGCATAGATCACATGACGATTCTCTTTTTGTTTCCATTCGTCCTCGAGCCAATTGGTTTCGAGTGTGGAGAATCCGCAGACCCTCGGCATCGGCGCGCCCTTGATCCGAACCCTGGCAACGAATCGCTGATAAGATTCAAGAGGCCAGAAGCGCATCTCGTCACCGAGACCCCATGCCACATTCCTTCCTTCGAGCGAGGTCGATCGGTCGGCAGATCCGTACTGAATCGAGCCGCCATTGGTGAGTTCGAGGACTCGATCCTGCTT